CCGCCACCGCCGCCAGCGTTCATTTCAGCTTGTGCGGTATTCATCGCTTCTAAATGCTCTCTCCAATTTGGTCCGAATTGTGCAATTTGTTGTAATTCCCACGCCAATGCTTGGTCTTTTCTTTTCCATTCCATGTTTTCCGATATTTTCTCATCGGTCATTCCCAAATAATATCTTTGAGCGAATGTTTTTGAAATCGAATCGTTGTTGGATAGGTTGTTAAAGTTGTTATATTTCAATTCAAACAATTGTTGTTGTCTGATTGCGAAATAACTTGCTGGTGGTGTAAACGCTAAGTCAAAATAAGACTCATGCATCTTGTATTGTTTCCACCAACCACGAAGTTTCAGGTGTGTTACGAATGCGTGTTTAAATCCTTGAGCAAATGCTTGTTGTATTCTTAAAATGAATTTTGCAAATCTCAATTCTTCTCTTAGAATTTCTGCACCGTCACTAAATGTTTGTTCGGGCGACAAACGGCTGATCGGAACTTTGAGAGATTGGTATAGCTTCTTAACGAAATATGACAAGTCTGATAGCTCGCCCAATTGTCCACCGCCTTGAATCGATTCTACGTCTGAACCAGCTTCACCGTTTCTGCGAGCGAACCAATAATCGTCTAACATCGAAAGAGGTTCGTATACGTTGGATGCTCCGGGTGCGCTGCTCGATCCGTCAAAAACTTTGCGGTTTCTATATTGCTGCATCATTTGTTTGATGTAAGCTTCGGCCTTTACAGGTGGTAATGATCCGACATCGATTTTAAACTTCAATCTCTCTGGCGCACGAACCATACGGTATATGATGATTGCGTCTTCGATCAAAGATACTTGTTTGTATGCTCTACGACAATTTTCCAAGAAAGGAATTCTTGTGGTAAAGTCTTCGTTCCATATACTAGAATGTATGTAAGTAACTTGCTTACCTTCTAATGTAATAATCTGTTGTTGCAGCGAATTTATAGGATTTGTGTTTGTGTTTTTAAGCTGGTTCGCCATGTTTCGATTAGCTTCGATATCAACAGGCTTTTGAAACAAGAAATTGTTAATGACTGTGTTTTGTATATTGTCATAAACCGGATTGATCAAATCACCGGGGATTGGCAAGCATCCAACAACGCCTAAATCTGTTTTTTGTTCGTGGACAACGTTTTCAAAAAACACTTCACCTTCTACTAACCAGTTTCTACAATAACCCCAACCTTTTCGTTCGAGTTCGTAAATGTTTATGAACTTGTAAAACTCTTTTTCGATTTCATTTTTTTCTTCGGGTTCGAGTTTGTTGTGAGATTGAAATCCAATAGTTACAATTCGGTTGTTATCATCTTTGTTGATAAATTCGTCACAAATTTCATCCAAACAGTCTGACACTTCCGCAAAAGCGGCCATTCTTCTATATTCTGACAGTCTTCTAACTTTATCCGTGTCAAGCTTTGCGTAAATGAATTGGTGATATCCCGCATCGGAAGAAAACCCTGCTCCTGCTCCACTTTGGTCCCAAGATTGGTCCAAATAAGGACCAGTCAGAACCGACTGTTTCATTATTTTGTAATCGCGGTTCTTGGTTATCCGATTAAACAACTCATACTTTGGATTACTTTCATCAACATCTTGAACAATGTTGGAATATGGAAGTTTTGATAAAATGCTGGATATAAACCCGCGCCCTTGGTCTGGTGCGTTACCGGATTTGCTGTAAAAATTAGAAGGCATAAAAATATTTAGTTAAAGGTGGTTTATATTCAATGGTTATATCGGATACAGCGGGTTTGAGCACACGGTTATACCCAAGGTCCAAGGAAATTGAATATTTACGGAATCTGGGAACGAGCTAAGATATGGTAACATTGTGTCTGTTGTGAATTTTCCGTATCCTGCTTCGTTTTCTGCTATTATATCGACGTATCCAACAGTTTTTGGTGTTTCTGGAAAGGTGAATACAACAATATCATCGGAAATTGTTGTAAAGTTCGGTATTAATACTGCTTCAAACGCAGGATAGGCGTTTTTTATTCTGTTACCACACGCCGAAAACGGATTATACTGCGTTGTTCCAGTAAACATCGCAGGATTCGATGCACTTAGATATAAATTTCTTAAATTTAATAAAAGCTTTCCACGAACGAGAACGTCAATGCTGGATGCGGGTGTGTTTGTCCCTACATAAATTCTATTTGGGTATATTCTGCTCATTTTAAAACTGTGGTCGCGCTGACAATGACAATGTTTCTGTTGAAAAATCATCAAAACTTTGTAATAGATTGTTAGAACCAGAATATGATTTAACTTCGGAATCTATCGTGTATATTTTACTATAATTATCGCCAATCTCTTTGAACATCCAACCTTTTATTGTAAATCCAGTGTCTGCGGTTATTCGATACGACTGGTTTCCCTGTAAATCGAGTGGATAGTTCAGTGTCACATCGCCGCCCCACAATACTTCCGATCTGATTTCTACTGGAAAGTTTTCGTTTAAATTTGGAATTTTCCAAGAAATTACAACATACGGATCGTTATATGGTATGAAATTCGAAAGAATTTGGTCCATGTCGGATTGCGTTTTGGTGATCATCGTCATGTTAACACCGATATTAACAGGGACGGGTTGTAATATACGCTTACCAATTTCTAAACTTGTGGTTCCGTTGTTATACGGGACGTTGAAACCATCAATTTTATTGAAAACTCTGGTGTTGTCGCGGGATATTCTCGAAATGTTTACTGCGACAACGGGAAGAACCAGCCCACCGGGTGCTGGATTATTTAAAGTTTGGAAAACGCGAGATTTGGGGGAGTATACGTAAGAAACCTTGATAGAACTAGGGTTCGTCATCAAAGTTTTGTCCTTGTCGTATCTTTTTATGACAATATCATTGAACGCACCGATAAATTGCTCTAATAAAGTTTGTATTTCCCAATTAAACGTGTATTTTTGCATTGAAACTACTTATTATAAAATAAGTAGATGCTCAACACTTTAGACAAATCTTTCCAAAAAATGTTTGGGAAGATGTCGGGACTCTCTCTGTATGGCGTTGACCAATGTTCCGTCCAAAATGTATGTAATCGAATAATCTTCTATCGATCTTGTGCATCTTCCACTCATTTGGATTGTATTGTCCAACATCTTCATCATATACTTCCGAGGATTTTCCTTGAACATGCGTTTGATTCGATTTGAACCCAAAGGAAGATACGGTGCTTTACAAACAATTTGAAATCTGCCCAACTCATCATCCAAGCTTACGCCTGTGTCCAATGATGGACTAACCAATATAGTCGGCTCTTTGGAATCGTGGTGAATTTTCAATATTTGTTCGTTTGTTGCTCCATCTTCTCTAAAAAGAAATCGCGGATTGCCTTTTACTTGCTTTTTAAACTCTTGGGTGATCTTATGAGTATGCGTATGGATAAGACCCTTCTCATCTTTGTGGTTTTCACACAATTCAATCGCAGAAACAACCAACTTCGGCAAAAGCATATCCATATTTTTGAAATTTAATGCATATTTTCTGCTACAAACAATCGGAGATTTCTTTGTGTCGAAAATCGAGTCTATTTCAAAAAATTCATAATCGTCTTTAGCGATACCCAAAGACTTTGCATACTCTTCTGGGTCTGATATCGTCGCAGACATTAATAAGATTTTATCTGAACTGTTAAAAATGACACTAGCCAATGGTTTGATATCGTATGGTGTAAAAACCACTCCATCAGCATCAACCTTCTCAACCATGAATTGGCACGGCCTCCAATATTCCAACGAGTCTCCAATGGTGGATGTTAAATTTTTTAATCTGAATATTTTCTGAGACATTTTGGAATCAATCGAAGAGAATCCAGAACTACTTGTTTTTTGGGAAGCTTCGGCCATAGCGTCATCCAATGCGTTGTTGAGTTTGCTGTGAATATCTCTCAACCAAATTTCGGCTTCTTTTGCATCATCAGATTTCAAAGGCTTAAAATCGATGCGTTCATATTTCAGATTTTTATAGTTTAAGCTGGTTGTGTATTTTGCGACCAACTCTTCTTCCAACTCACCCGCTTCATCAAGAATCAAATGCTCTCTTTTTTTCAAAAAGTCGGGCAAATTGAAAAATACGCTGTAATTCAGAAACGCACACTTCGATGCCAACCCCAAATTTCTGTTTTTGTAATAAGGGCATCTGTTTTCGTTGAAACATCTTTGTTTTTGCTCTGGTAAAATCGAACAAGGTGCAAATTCGGCGGTAAAATTGTTGTCTACGTCACATTCGTAGTTATTTTTACCTTTTATGACGTAATCATCATAAAATATGTTTTTGTATTGGTCTTGAAGTGACTTCGTAACGGTCAAAACGAACGCCCCAAACGGTTTTGCGTCTAAAAATTCGTTGGCAACCGTATAAGCACCCTCTTTGTTGACCTTGTATATCTGATAAGTCTCTATCAACGATTCTAAGTGTGGATCGATGTCTTTTGAACTGTCAGCAATCGTTTTGGCGATGTGAGACTTGCCCGAACCTGTTGGTAACACACCGATTGCAACCCTTTTACCCGAACTCCATATTTTTTCAATCTTATCAAGAGCATCGATTTGTTGTGTTCTTGGTGTAAAATCTTTAGGAAAGAAATCTTTTAGCATTTTTACATTGTAGCACCTTTTGTCCATAGATCAATAAGTATTTTTCCATGCTTGAATTTAAAAATCCTATCCCTGTAATCACACCAATGGGTCAAGGTTATGCGATATATGTCAGAGACGGCGGAACTTTTGAAAACGATATTTGGTGTGTTGTTTTGGAAGATGGTGGAAAAATCTTACATTTTCGATCCGATCATCTGAAAATGTATCAAAATGCGACATTTGACATTAAAGGGCAATAAATATATACATATGAAATTTGAAAAATTAGTCGAAAGCTTTTTAAACGTATTTTCCCCAGAAGAACCCACAATCGAAGAGGGTAAACATTCCTACAAGGAGTATGGTGAATTGATTGAGATAGCAAGACAACTCGGTTGCGCTATAAAAGAAACAACAAAGGGGCATATTTTAAAAGCACCCGAATCTATTGCAGGTAGTTTGCCCTTTAATATGAGAATGTTAACGGTTGATCGTGGCGACAAGGCGATTTATCCAATTAAGAGATGGTTGAAAAACTATCTTAAACTGAGTCATCCAGTTATCGATAAATTATAATTTTTCTGTGTAATTTGCTCGGTCAACGACTTTTCTCACACAGTTGCAAGCATAATAGGCAAAATTGCTTGTATCCCTGCTGGTGTAATATCTCCCGTAACACTTGTTACAATTCTTTTTGGGATATTGTTTTAGTGGTATTTGGGTAACGTCTAAGATTTTAGAGTCGATTTCGGGCATCTCGAAGATACATCCTGAAAAAACACTATATACTATTAAGTTTTTGTTCATTTATCTTTAGTATTGTATCAAAGAATTTGTTCTTTGCAAGTTTTGGTGTGAAAACTGTTAAATTCGGCTCTGCTGTAGAAAAGTGATTTGATAGTGTTGAAATTCTGTAATCAAACTGTAACACATTCTTGTCATCGTCGCGTGTTATTTTAAAGGGGATCGGAATTTCAATTTTATCTTTGGATTTTTTTTCAGAATCGATCAGGAAAACCAGATGGAAGTTTCGCTGGAAAAACAGAACAATTTTTCCTCGTTTTAAAACTTTATTTTTAAGTTCAAAGGTAACGTTTTTTTGCAACAAGTCTTTGCAGCATTTTTCAATGTGTGTTCCGTTTATTAACATATTATTTGTCCATGAAAACGCTTTTTTGTGCTGGCGTCCACTTTAAGATGGTTCCGTTGAAATATTCCCAAAAAGTTTGTTGGGCTTTCTTGTTTTCCAACGTGTTGTTTATATTTTTTTGGGACCGTGTGGGTATTACACCTGTTGGGATGATGCGCGTTCCCTCAAGCGGGACGGATCGCCAGTCTTGCATGATTATATCCCAAACAATTAAGAGATTTTTCGATGCGGCGTTATAGGATGCTTGAAATCTCGGTGCTCTGAATCTTAAAACCTTTTTACCCAAAGCTGAATTCAGCAAAAGGGGATCAAGAGTCATAAGCATTCGACGGGTTCGGGGTCTTCTGTCTTTATCCCTGCGTGTGAAAATTATTTCCACAACGTTCGTCAATGCTAATCTCTTTAAAGCATCTCTAGATAGGGCCATTATGCTGTCTTCGCTTCAACTACACCGAAGATTCGGGCTTCGCTCAAGAATACAACATTCTTCAAACCATTAACGTTTGCGGCTTTAATTCCTTTATCATTGGGGAACATGATATGGTCGCCAGTCTTGACCGTTTTACACCCAACTCCTGCGAGAACAACTTTACCAATTCTCCAAGTAAAAGTAACTGCGTCAACAGGAACCCATAAGTTTCCCCGTCTGACTTCTCTACCATCGTCAGATACGTCTACGTATTGAACGAACAATATATCGTCTAAAACGGTGGTTAAATTCCAACCGTCAAGATTAATGTCAGAATTTTTATAGTTTTCAAGCTCTACTAAGCCTTTGTTTAAGTTTTCAGTGTTAGGTCTATCGATCATGAAAACTATTTACTCATGTTTTCAAATCTTCAAGTAACTTATTATAACGAATCAGTTCTTTCTTGGAAATTTCTAAATTTTGACACACAGTTATATCGTCCACCGCCTCTTTATCCTTGACCTTTTTAGTTTTTTTAATATACGTTATTCTTTTGGTGTATTTGGGTATAATTTTCTGATAAAACCGAATAACGTGGTCCCTGTCATATTCGTCTTTAGATATATTCCACCTGTTATATGTAAGATTTACAATCTTGGCAACGTCAGAGTTCGCCATTGACAACCAACGGTTCAGCATGAAAAGACTCAAATCGTTTTCATCTATCGGAAACGATTTTGTTTTTCGCAAAATCCAGTTTAAAAGTTCAAAAATGTTTTCCATTTTTATTTTTTCTTTTTATGATTTGAGCAGTTCCGTTTTCGTATTGTGGTTCAAAGTTTTCTTCTAACCATTTATAGGCAGCTTTTATGTGTGGGACAAATATACCATTTCCGCTGGTGGCAAAATCAACCAAATACCAATCGGTTCCGCGCCAATGTAAAGTAAAACTTGCCCAACACCCCCAAAATCCACTCTTTTCATCAAAAATAAAGGTGTTATGCTTTCGTGTTACGGTATACGAAATGGCACATAACAGAATATTTTCAGTATCATTCAAAATCTTTGTATAATTTTTTAAAAGTTTCGGCGGATTTTGCCCATTCTGGTGTATTCATACTGTCACCCAACCCAAAGTGGATTGCGCGTAGAGGTATTACGCCCATTTTTAGCTTTAATTTGTTTGCCATTAAACAGAATGTTATATCGTAGTGGTGAAAATCGAAATTTTCGTCAAACTTTAAACCGACTTCCAATGCTCGGTTTACATTTACGCCGATAAAAAGACCATCTATAACCAATGCTCTGGATTTTGTTGGACCGAAACAGGTTGTCCATATGACATCATCCTTTCGATGTGCCACTTCTCCGACAAAATCTTCTCTTTGTGACATCATATGCCATGCTGGAACAGATGCGGTCAAATCGCACTTTTTAGAACCCGCCAACCCGATGATATCGTAATCGGAAAAACCGTTTATAATCTTCTCTTCGAAAAAAAGGTCATCGATGATAACATCATCATGAACAAAAATGATATATTTGTCTCGATATTCTTCCGTTAGATACTTGTTGTATACTTTTGTTAAGCCTGTCTTGTTATTTTCTACAATGTCCGTTTGTTTGTCCATCTTTGATTTCTCTAGGAATAACCCTAACGGTTTATTGAGTAGTAATTCAGTTCCAGACCCCTTCGTTGCGGTAACAAATAGAAGATTTTCGATATTTTCCATTTTTATAGTGTAACAGCTTTGATTAAATTGTCAAATAAATTGTTTCTGTCTGGGATAAGTAATTTATAACATGCAAAAGAGTGTGAAAAGCAAAAAAACCAAAAAATCTATGAAAAGTTCCGTTCCTCAAGCTTCCCCCAAGCACAAAAAAGAAGTTAAGCGAATTTTAGACGCTAATATGAAATTAATCAACTTTAATGAATCGGAAATTCCGTTTATTGAGAGTTTTGTTAAGCATCTTTTAGTCGAACAGGGAGAAAACGATAGCGAACCTATCGAAACGACTCCGACACCTTCTAGCGTATCCGCGCCTTCTGATTTCACACCAGAAAAAAATGCCCAAGATTTTGAGCAAAGCCTTTCGCCTGAAACTCAACCCGAAACTTTCAACACCGAAGGTATTCCTGCTCACGTAACACAACAAAACATCGATCAAATCAAAACATGGGCTGATAAACTCGATGAGTTCGCAAACTTCTTAAACGATCCTGACAAGGGAACATCATTACACCGTATTTTGGCTGATGCTGACCGTCCCGGAAGTCTCTTACGTGGTGTAACCCGTAAAGCATCGGATTCTATCACCAGAATTGCTGGTGAAGTTGAAAAGTTAAAAGAAGTTCTCAACACCTTCATCATCACAGCACCTAAAAAGATGCGTGATCAAGACATTCAAGGAACCAAGTAATGAAATACAAAGATCATACCGTTCTAGAGGAACTGTATGATACCATAGCTGAAAATTTAGGCTATCGTATCAAAAAGTCTGAAAAGTCTAAAATATTCGATGTTTTAAAAAAGCACGGTTTAGACGGAAACGGTAGATTTGGTAATGTATCCAAAGGTATTGCCAGATTGAGCGCGGCTTTACAAGAAGTCGGTTATGAATTGAATATGGTTACTGGTGACATTCTTTTGGGTGAAAAGGGTTCCCGCCTTTTGGGTTACAGAAAATACTCAGACGCTACCCAACCGTTCGAAGAACACCCAGAAATTGTCAACTCCCGAATATCTTTCAATTGGGAACTGTTGCGCACAGACGAGCAAGGCGATCCCGTCTACGAAATCCTCGCTTATCCGAACTAATACAAGTTTTTTAAAACTTCGTCAGTCGGTATCTCGTTTAATTCTTCTTCAACACACCATTCGTTGAAATCCTTGTATTGGTTGTTCCACCGATAAACGCTTTGGGAATCGTTCAGCAATCTTAAAACAGTCTTTTTGGTTTCTTCGTCCTTCGAAACGGCTGTATTGTCAATAACCCATATTTTTTTATGGAAAGGAAAGAGTTGGAGTTGTTTTTCTTGTAGCTCTGTTAGCTTTAATCCTGCCAACGCGACACCGTTTCGGATAAACATGGCATCGATTGGACCTTCAAACAAAAAGATATACTCAAAATTAGGATCGATTTTATCGATGTTGAAAACGGATTTGTCTCCACCGTATTTTCCAACGTATTTCGGTTCACTACCATCCAAACTTCTGGTTTGGTAAAAAATTACATCCCCTTTTGTGTTATAGAATGGTAATATCAATCGATTTTTGTGATACTTGTCATTTACAGATATAAAAAAATTGTCTACTCGATTCACGGCAACATCCAAGCGTCTTTTTTTGACATATTCCAAAGCTCTTGAAAAGTGAATATTGTTTCTATAATATTTTTGCTGACTTTCCGACAACAAACTAATCGAATCGTGTGGGAGGTTTGATTGTTCGACAATTTTAGCAGAGTTTCCGCTGGAAATTGTTTTGGAAACGTCTCTTACGCTGTCACCCGCTTGCATTTCTGCATAAGACAAACCCGAAACGTTATGAATCCAACTTTTTGCAGACCATGAACGGTTGCAGTTGAAACAATAAAAACTTTTAGTTTTTGGATAGTAATATAATCGCTTCTTTTTTCCCCAAGATTTGCCTTCGTGACAAATCGGACACCCGCAATTATATGTTCCTTCGTATTTGTTGAACGTAGGTTTACCCGAATAGGTATAAACAGCGTTTAAAATATAGCTTTCAGACAACTCCACCCTTAAAGTGTAGCAAACTATCTTGAGCTAGTCAAGATGTTTTATTAATCTGTTGAACGGAGATAGTCTTCATCTCCGAATGGGTCGTTGGCGTCGATACCAAACTCATCTGCTAACTCTGGCGGGATTCTAGCACCCTTTTCATCTTCTTCGTCTTCGAGTCTATCGTTTGCGAAAATTTCTGTTGGGTCTTCGGATGTGGTTGATAACTTGTCCAAGTCTGCATCTTCGGGATCGACATCATCGGATGGATCGTTTGCTGCTTTGAACTTACCGTCCATTTCGATCAATTGACCGTCAGTAACCATCTTTTCAATAACCTTGGAAACTTCTTCGGAATCGTGACCGTATCTTGCGATATATTGCACAATTTCTTCTTTGGTTGTTGATTCCTCGTCAGATTGGCTAACATAATCAAAGATATGTTGCTCCATGCTTGCGATAGATTTATCGACTGATGGCTCTGCAACGTATTCTGAAAAATATTCTCTATCTGGGTCTTTAACAAAATTAAAGAATCTTTCTCCAAAACGCTTTCTTTCAAGCTTGCTCAAAGAATGACCGAGAAAGGCATTATTGATAGCTTCTTCCCATTCTGGAAGGGTTTTTGCCTCTTGTGACATTTCTTCATTTGAGAAATAATTGTCACCACCGTAGCTCTTTAAGCCACTGATCGCGTGTTGATACAATTTCTTGAATGGATTTTGGTCGGAAAGACCGTTGATATCGGATTCAAGTTTATCAAAGTCGATAACCATTTTATTGTATTGTTTTGGTTTGCGACCTTCCGCGATGTTAAGCATGTGCTCGACTAATAGATCAAATTTTGTTTTTTCCATATGAAATTTTAAATATTTATCATTTTACGGCACAATAATCTCTTTTTCTGGCGGTAAATATAAATCCGACACTAAACTTGAGTCTTCTCCATAGAACCCGCCTGTCTCGCTAACATACAAAGATGCCAACATAATTCGCTCTTGACGGTTTCCAAAAATCTCAATCATCGGTGGACAATCATCTTTTGGAAATACTTTACCATCTCCTTTGTGATACGATTGTTGGAAAGCTTTGAATATCGCATCAATCTCTTGACGATATACCTCATCAATGTCGCGGGTTCCGTTTTCTTCAATAGGAATATTTGAATATTTTGTTAACGGTAGAAAGAAAATGATATCATACATTTTCAAAGATTCTCTTGCGATTGTTACGCTGGTATCTAGAAAATCATCCGAAAGTTTACCGTTGAGATTCAACCACGATGAATAAGCCAAATTGTCAATGGCGCAGCGATCAAATATTACGTTATCACTTTTATCGTAACCCAAAGATTGGTCGATTAGTGCGTTTAAAATTATTTTTTGACTTTCTTCGGTTCCTTCTTTGCTGGTTGGAAGGTTTTCCTCTTTAACATAATCACGGTATGTTTTGTCCGGTCTTTTATACATCGGCCATTTCATTAAAAAATCATCAATGAAAGTGCTTTTTCCAATATTTTGTGTTCCGATTACTGCTATCTTCATAAAAATTATTTACTGATGCATTTTGAGTTTTCAACTATCTCTGGGAAGTAATGTAAAATTTCGGGTGTGTGTTCGTCGCAGTAAAACTCTCCCCCATCACCAAACTTTGTGGCATACGGTGGTATCTCTGTAATCTTAACATTTTCGGTTAAAATTTCTGGATACAACTTGCGAAGTTTTATCCCAAGATTTTTTATATCTTCTGTTTCTTCTCGATACACGTTACAACTAACATCGATTGAACACGTAAACAGAATGGATTCTAAAATTAGCTGATATTCTCTGGCTGTTAAATTGACATTTACTACATCATCATTATTCATAATGATTTATATTATATCAAAGTTGGCAAAAGTCAATTTTTATATTTTAGCCGCTTCGGGAAAATCGGATTTTGTAATTGCCTTTAATGCGTCCAATTTCTCTTTGTAATTGTCAGAATTTGCGCGATCATTCGTAAAACCATATTCCTTTAAGAAGTTGATTTTTTCTTTATCGGATAAGTTTACGAAATCGATAAACATGTTCAAAAGATCGATTGTTACTGTCTCTGCTTCTTTTGGATCAGGCAACTCGCTTTCGGTTTCTGGTGGAATCTCGCCAGTCATGCCATCGGTTGGTGGTGTTGGGGCGGCGGTTTGTGGGTCTATTCTAGGTATATCCTTGATTTCCGCTGTTTCTTCGGGTGCTTCTTCTTCAAATAATCTGCGGTAAGAATTTTTAAAGTATTCGTTAAATTTTGATTCCATATATATACTTATAGCTGTCCTGAATAATTACTTATATGAAATATTTAACAATTTTACTAATATCCGTCATGGCCCTACTTTCAACGTCATGCACAGTCTATACCGAAAAGCGATCAGAAGCTTTGTCACAAGCTGTCACAGCAACCTCAGACTCTATCGACGTTGCAAGATTTGATCTGGCGAACCAATATTCGAAAGAAGCTGTAAAGCTTGCGTTTCCACCAAAACACAAAATAAAAATATCAGGTTTAGTGACTAAAAAAGAAACCGTAGACGCCAAAACTTCTATTATAACAACAAACACTGTTACGCGAATTGTTGTTCCGAAAGAATTGGAACGATCTGACATTTTGGTTGTGGGTTCGCCTGAATGGGAAGAACTTTTAAAAAATAAAGATTTTGCCGAACAATTAAAGATTGATAATATCAACCTAACCACATTGAAAACCAATGTTGAGAAAGAATTGACCAAACAGAACGAGATGCAAAACAAAATGATCCAAGATTTGAACACTATGCAGAAAAAGCTGGTGGAAAAGGACTTGGCTATTCTTTGGAGAAATATTGTAATCGTTTCTCTTATTGCTACAATGGCGGCGGCTGTTTATCTGCGCATCAAAGGAATCCTCTAAACCGTGCGGAACTTTTTTGGTGCTACTGTTGAGCGCGACCAAACGATCAACAAGTTAGAATCTGATTTATTAAAAAAAATCAAAGAGATTTGTCCACCGGAAGCACCCCCGAATTCTGTTAAAGTCAACGAAACTCGGTTTGTCGGATTTGAGGATGCAATAAAAGAACTAATTGCCATGTCAAAACAGTAAATAGTTAATATATGAATTTCAAAAAAATCGTTAGCGAGAACTTGGACAACATGATGGCTGATATCAAAAATATGAAAGATACCAGTCAACCAGACTCGACCCAAATATCACCAACTCCGACACAACCTCGTCCTGCTGCACCCGCTTCGATGTATGAAATTAGACTTAATGGTAAAGTTCTGGTAACGGCAAAAAATAAACAAGAACTCTTTCAAAAGATACAAACCATTCCTTAAAACTTATGTGGAACACATTCATGAACATGGTAAAAGGTGCTGGTTCGATGTTAACGAACAGCGCACCACCAAACACGCCACCGGAATATATTGACGAATTAAAGGAAACCAATTTTTTAAGAAGTAAAAAATTCTTTATCGTTTTTAGTTCCTTTTTAATAATCTTGGCATATTTCGGCGTGGGAACATTCATTTTGTTTTTAACAAGTCCGTTACCCGACATCATCGCACCGTTTGTGACAATTTTTACCAAAACTTTGGAAGTTTTGGTTATCATCGTATCAGTATATCTCGGTCTTCAAGCTACTTTAGATTTTAAATACGGTTCAAACTCTAATGTAAATTACAGTGGAGAAAATAAAGTTACCACCGAAAAGGTTGAACAAGTAATTGTTCATAAATACGCCGAAAAATACAAAAACGACCCAAGCTACGCCCCAATCGATTGGGCTTTAAAGGATGACAAATAATATGACACCTTTAAAATTAGGAAGTTTCGGGTTAGAGGTAAAAACATGGCAAGAGTTTTTAAAAAAGTCTGGTTATAACATTCCCATTATTGATGGTGCGTTCGGTCCCGTAACAGATTCACAAACAAAAGCTTTTCAAAAGGCAAACGGTCTTACGGTTGATGGTGTTGTTGGTCCAAAAACTTTCAAATTCGCTGACAAGTCCGATCCGACAATAGATTTGACAAAAAAATGGCCAAAACAAAACTATGATTCTATGGTGGAGTTTTACGGGCCTGTTGGTGAAAACCAAACATCAATCGATGTTCCATATCCGCTGATTATTGCGTGGGAACCATCTCAAGTTATAAAGAAGATCACATGTAACGAAAAGGTTGCACACTCTTTGTATAAAATTCTCGAAGACACTTTAAAATCTTACGGTCAAAAAGATATATCCAAATTAAAGTTGGATTTATTCGGTGGTTGTTTAAACGTTCGCAAAATGCGTGGTGGTAGTGCATGGAGCATCCATTCTTGGGGTGCAGCATTAGACCTTGATCCTGATAACAACCAATTAAAGTGGGGGAAAGATAAAGCCGCCTTCGCTAAAAAAGAATATGAACCTTTTTGGAAAATTGTAGAGGGTGAAGGATGGGTAAGTTTGGGACGCTCTCGCAATTACGATTGGATGCATTTCCAGGCTGCGTTGTTATAACAAAGCTTTCAAAACCTTTTCCAATTGTTCTCCACCCAAGTTTAAACACTTCAAACTTTGGTATTCACCGCTTGAAACCAAATCGGATTCTAGTTTTGGAATATTTTTCCCACCGCACAAGTTTTTTTTGCAACAGGTTTTAACCTTTTTGCTAAAAGCTTCCAGATCGTCGATATAATCTGAATAAATTTCTGGATTTTTATCGAAATCAAAGAAATACACCTTCATGTTCAAGGCTTTGGATGTTTCTTCGATCTTAGCTTTGGTTTCTTCGATGTGTTTTAGAATATAATCGTTCGTGCATCGGTTATATTTTTGAATTTTACCGTCTTTTAGAAGGTTCCATTCGTGTAAAAAGTCCAAAGTGTCCAACGCTAATCGTTCGACGTAATTCGACACCGAAAAAAGCAACAATCTTTCGGATAAGACGCAATAAAAACAGTCTTTAAAATTTATCATCGCTATCAAGTATAGCGGATATTAAAATCTTTTCAACTATTTCGACGGGTAGAGCAGCATTTGCATATTTCAAAGTCGCTCGAATGTCTTTGAACTCTTCAACAAGCCTGTCTTTGATATTTTCAATCTCTTCGGTTTGGTTGGCGTCTTTTCCTTCGATGATTGGTGTTTGCGATATGGCAAATGCTTCCAACAATGGTTCGGATAAACGCAAAACCATTTCTGACAATCTTTTATACATTCGATCCAGCGGGGATTTGTATTTTTTGTCGTTTTTTTGTTGCAGCATTTCTAACATGTGCGTCATAACTGCTGATTTTTTAACTTGTTCTTGGATTTGCATAAAGATTGTTCCGCCTCTTACGTGATAATTGCTGTATGGATTGTATGCGCAACCGCTTCCGTAAGAAGTTGAGCCGCAATAGATGCATTTGTTGGGTTCGTCAGCATGAACGTGTGTATTTGTTGGACTATAAATACACGGTTGTCCATAAGACGAGGATGCGCAATACATACATTTCATTTTTTTATTGTTCCACCTTTAAATCGAGTATTCTTTGTTTGTTTTCGGCCAAAAACGGTTTGGCTAATTCTATTAAAAACTTATCCTTGTAAATCATTACATTACCTGTTTTTATAAAGTTATATTCTTTTAAATAACAAACATATACATTTTTATGGGTTATTTTAAAAAACAATAACCAAAACGGTTTATTTGTATGACTCGCTTGTGAAATCCAACCATCTAAAACTGCGCATTCGTCGTTAAAAAGTGCATGAAAAGGAAAATCTTTATAATTTTTAACCTCTAAACTTAAATGATCGAGTTCTTCTGGAACAACAATATCCCCTTCGTTTAAATTTTGTTGTTCTTTTGTAAAATTATTAAATTTAGATATATTTTTACCACCAAAAAACGAACCCGATCCAAAAACTCGCATAAAGGGGAGGTTAAAACATTCCGACAACATATTACATACTGCCGTTTCGCCTCGCTTTCCCTTCGCTTTAGATGTATTAGACATTTGATAATCGATTTTTATAACTATCAACTTCTAAAAGTTGATAAGATTTTATGACACAATTGGTTTTAATCATTTTTTTAATTTTAAATCTAGATATTTTCAAATTTTTTTCAGCATCTTTAATATTTCGAAATTCTAACAATTCTCCACTCGTTACATTTAAAAATTTTAAATATATCCAAGTATTATATCCGCTATGTTGTTTTCCTATTTTGGTCATATCTGCGCCCACCAAACACCATCCTTTCACAGATTTTTGATCGCCTTTTAAAATTGCAACCAAATCTGATCGATTACAGGATAATTCTTTAGCCGCTAAAAAACAATATTTCCATTTTTTAATTTTTCCCGTTTTAATATTCATCAGTTCTATACTTCTTTTACCTTTATATATCGGCGGTTTTGAGCATATAGGATTAATATTTAAACACAATTTATTTTTTATATTTTTATCCACATATTTTTGCTCTATATCAAAATAATTCACCACATTCGGATCAAAAATTTCTAAAATTTCTACATAAAAAGCACTTTTACCGTATTTGTTGTATACATTTTGTAATTTTTTATTATCATGTAATTTTTTATTTAAATTTCGATAATGTTCTAAAAATCTTTTATATAAATTTTTAGAACTTCCGATGTAAAACTTACCATTTGTATCACACAAAATTTTATACACACAAGAAATATTTAATTTTGTTTTTATGATATATTCTAACGGGTATTTTATAACCATATTAACTATTTATATAGAATACCTAACAAATTAAATTTTTATTTTTTGATTTGTTTGCCACGTTTTTTCTTTGTTTTCTTTTTGGCGGTTGTTAATTCGGGAAATGTTCGTCTCTGAACCTTTCCTAAGATTTTCGGAACTCTTGCATCGTTTGGTGCGTAGTGATCACCGGAAAATTGTGTTGCTGTTGCCGAAACGTCACCAAAAACGCTCATCGCACCCGCCGCAGAATTTTCCTCAAGGTATTCCAAATATTCATCAGCTTTTTTGCTGAAAGAACTTTCTTTCATCGTTCCTACAGCTTTGATTTTTTCTTTTACTTGTTCTGGTGTAACTTTCATACCCATTTCGATCACCCAATCTCTGACGGCATTTTTAATGCGACCAATTTCTTCGCCTTTTACGTTCGGCAAGAGTTCCATGATCATTTTACCATTAATTATCGTTCCCATCTGTTTTTCAAATTCGTTTACTGGTTTGTTTTCAAACTTTTTCAACACATCTTCGACTTTACCCATCTTGGTTTCGAATTTTTCAGGTTCAAATACGTGTAATCGGGATGCTTCGTCGGAATATATAACATCTTTGAGCAAATCCCAATGTTTGTTGTGTCGTAATTGCAAAATTTTCTTATCGTTCATCTTATCGATGTTGTGACCGCGCATATGGTTCTCTATTGCATAGTTGATAGCCTCTTTATCATCGTTGGAGAACTTCAAACGTGCAGCTATCCCGTTAAATATCGGAACACCCGCCGCTTCGTGACCATAATAAGTTGGTTGGTCGTTTTTATAACCTAATGTGGTTGTTTTGCCCAAATCGTGAAACAATACAGCCAAATTTGTTAACGGGTTTGTCGATTTTGAAGCACGTAAGGCTGATAAAGTATGTTCGTATGGTCCACCCTCTGGATGGTGCTTTGGATTATGCTTCAACCCTTTCATTTTGTGAAATTCTGGTATCAATCTTTCTAGGATTCCCAATTCGTCTAATTTTTCGATGAATCGGGCTAAAGATTCGCCAGTTTCCGCCGATTTGAAAAACTCATCACGAATTCTCTCTACTGATAAGGTTTGTAACGAGTCTAAAAGTTCAGTTGCGCTAGTTAAAGTGTTTTCATCCACATCAAAACCTGTTTTAGCAGCAAATCGCAACAATCTTAGTATTCTCAAAGCATCTTCTTTGAATCTTTTCTTTGGATCACCAACCGCTTTGATTATTTTGTTTTTTAAATCGTCTAACCCGCCAACATAGTCTATAATTTCACCGTCTTTGTCGATTCCCAACGCATTGATCGTAAAATCTCTACGCATAGCGTCTTTCTCAAACGATTTAACGGCTTTTACGCTATCAGGTCTTCTATTATCAGTATATTCTCCATCTTCCCTGAATTGAGCGACTTCAAAACTGAATCCGTCTTGTTGAACCACGACAATTCCGAAATCTTTGGATTTTCCGATGTCATGCGTTTTAAAAATTTGAGATATTTGTTCAGGATCGGCTGATGATGCGATATCCACATCTTTTGGCTCTTTGCCCATGATGATATCACGAACACACCCACCAACAATATAAGCCTTTTCTGATAATTCGCTTTCGATCCGATTTAATACCTTAACCGCCGCAGAATACATTGGATTATCGGGAACTTCGATGCGACTTTCTGTTATGCGCTTAAAAAAACTGTTAAATTTGTTTGACATTGAAAATACTTACTTGACAATTCGGGCAAGAATATGTATAATTACAGAATGTATTCGGAATATTACCAAAAGATTAAGAATGTATTCTTAATACATACAGTTGTATCCAGAATTTATATATTTATACCCACCCTCCCGCCCTTCTATAGAATATCCAAGATTCTGGAAAAGTCAAGTATTAAAAAATTTGCAATTGTATAATAGTATAGTATAATAGTTTACATCGTGGAAGTTTTAGACCAATACAAAGAAGAAATCAAGGCTGACGTTAAAGTTGACCAGTTGAACATACTGGAAAAACAATTAATGTTGCCAGCGTTGAAACACAAGTGGGTTGCTCGGTTAATCGACTGTAAAAAACAATTGAATAAGCTTAAACGTAAAAAAAACGAGCTAAAGGCCAGTGTAATGGAGTCTATATCCAAAAGCATTCCGAGTAAAATTCCAAAAGTTGCGTTGGAGGCAAAAATCGAATCATCTGAAAAGATAAAAGAAATAACAGCAGAGATGGATGAGATAGAAATAATAATCGATTATTTAGAAAGGGTCGAAAAGATATTCTCAGCTATGAGTTTTGACTTCACAAACATGGTCAACCTCATAAAAATGGAAACAACATGATAAAAATTGACTTTTCAGGTAAAAAGAGAAGCCTTTTACAATTTTTTGGAGATGCGAACGAGTTGGAAATCATTCGGGATTCTTTTTCGGTCCCAAATCCAGCTTATATTTCTAAAAAAAAGTTTATTCCCGCGAGACTATACGCAATTACTCCTAGCGGTAGGTTTGATATTGGTTTATTAGATGCAGTTTTGGACGTTTTAAAAGAGTATGCCTTTGCTTATGAGCTTTCGGATGCTTTAAAACAGTATTTAAATTCGTTTAAACGCCCAGAATTTCAACTTTCTGTCCATTTAGCCCTTCCATACCGAGATTACCAAGAAGACGCGATAGAAAACTGTGTAAAAGCAGGAAACGGTGTTGTGTTGGTGGGAACGGGTGGTGGAAAAACACTTTTAACTGCTGGTTTGATCGAAAATATTCGAACTGCGATAGGAAAACCCGATGCAAAGGTGTTAATAACCGTTCCAACGCTACAATTAGTTGAGCAAACATCAAAAGATTTCGAAGAATACGGGTTAACCAGCATTACCAAGTGGTCGGGAGACAATAAATTGGACCACACGGCAAAAATTATTGTTGCGGGAACCCAAAATTTAACAGGGAAGAACACAGACTTGTCAGTTTTGGCTGATGTTGATATTTTTATCGGAGATGAAGTTCACGTTTATAAAAAAGCGAACGTTTTAAACAAAGTATTCAAATTTATTAACACGCCATACCGATTCGGATTAACCGGAACGATGCCGTCTGAAAAAATTGATCAATGGAACATCATCGGCAAGTTCGGAAAGGTGTTATACGAGAAAAAAATCGAAGAATTGAAAAATGAAAAGCATGTATCTGATTTTAAAATCTATATTTTAAACATCGATCACAAAGGGAAAACGTTTTCGGGCGATAAAAAAACACCAGCCTTGAAATATATGAGGGAATTGAAATATTTGATAACAAATCCCAACCGCAACAACATTATTTCTAATTTGGCGTCAAAACTCGACGGAAATACTGTAATCATGGTGGATCGTTTGATAAACGGAGAAGCTTTGTTGAAAAATTTAACACATAAAGCACCCAACCGCCCAATATTTTTCATTCAAGGTGAAACCGAAGTCGAAGACCGTGAAAAAATTAAAAATTTGATGGAAAATACCACCGATGCGATAGTTATTTCTGTTAGCAAGATATTTTCCACAGGTATTAACATCCCAAACTTGCACAATATCATTTTTGCCAGCGCGGGTAAAGCTAAAATCAAAATCATTCAAAGTATTGGTAGATCGTTGCGCAAACATCCGACAAAGAAAAGCGCAAAAATTTTCGATATCTCGGATAACACTTACTACGGAGCAATTCACAAGGAAAAGAGAAAAGAATTGTATACCGCCGAAAACTACCCATACGTAGAAAGAAATTTATGAAAAGAAAAAGAAGAATAAAAATCGAAGACCTGATAACCGACGATGAAGAAACAATTCATGAGGTTGAGAAGGAGATTGTCTTGTATGATATCGATCATCCAGAAGAAGATCACATTCTTTCATCATTAATAAAAGATGAAGACTCTGACGAAGATGTTGACGAAGATGAAGATGAAGAACTCGATGATGACGAGGAAGCACTTGAAGATATTGTTGACGAAGAGGAAAAACCTGTTAAGGCTGCGAGAAAATATAAGATTAAAAAGCCCGACAAAGCAAAATTTTATATACAGCCCAAAGAGTTTGATGATGAAATCATAAAATATTACAACACCGGAGTAATGTCAGACGAATTAGCCTTGATGGTGGAAAAAATTGCAAACAAATTAAGCTTTAGTCCAAACTTCATCAACTACAGTTACAAAGATGATATGATCGGTGATGCAGTTGTCAAAATGATGAAAGCTTTGATTGGGAAAAAATACCAGCACGACAAAGGGAGCAATCCGTTTTCGTATTTTACCCGAATTGCTTTCAATTCGTTTATCTGTCGGATCAAAAAAGAAAAGCATACGCAAGAAACTCACGAAAAATATCGTGATGAACTCTTGATGTTTGCCGACAACTATAATACAATCACAAAGAACAGAAATGTTAGAATTATACCAGAAAATTAATATGAAAAAAAGCGATTATTACATGTCTTACAACCGTTTGATATACGGTGGCGAAAACTGTTATGATGTAGCGGCAAACCCATTGTTATACAGTCGTAACAACAGAATAACATCTTTATTATTTGACGCAATCGATGATGTAGGCAAATCACAATTTAAATTTCATGCAGGAGTAGATATTATTGATATTTTTCAACAACATCCGATGTATTGTGATATTACACCAAGTAAAATACGGTTTGAAGAAAAAACCGCGACATGTGGACATTTTTCAACATGCGGTTGTCGAATACTGGTAGAATTAGATTTTGATTTGCACCGAAAAACGTTAATATGCAATGGTGAAATTTTAATTTCGGAATAATGGATACATTTAAAAGCAAAAAGATCGGAATGTTATCCGATTTACATATCGGTGTTCGCCAAGACAGTGAGTTGTGGCATGAAACCGCTTTGGATTTTGCGGAATGGTCTTCGAAAAAATTCGAAGCTTTGGGGATAACCGAGATTGCCATATTGGGAGATGTTTTTGACAACCGTTCTGAAATATCTGTAAGAACTCTAGGCGTTGCGCAAAAATTCTTTGAATATTTTAAAGAATTTCAACTGGTTGTTCCGGTTGGCAACCACGACTGTTACAAAAAATATGATAGTGATGTCCATTCGTTGGGATTACTCAACGGTTGGAAAAATGTAGAGATTGTCGATACACCCAGAGTGTTTAAAACAACAATGGATAAAACTATTTCTGTTTTACCTTGGGGAACGAGTTTGGAAGAAATGCCAACCGCAGATATCATGTTCGGACACATGGATATCAAATCGTTTTATATGAACGGTTACAATTTGTGCGAACATGGGTTTGAATCAGCAGACTTGTTTTTAAAATCCAGATATGTCATATCAGGACACTTTCATAAAAGAGATTTGAGAGAATACAGCAAGGGAAAAATCTTGTATTTGGGTAGTCCGTATCAAATGAACTTTGGGGAAGTTGGTGACGAGCGCGGAATTTATGTTTTCGATCTTGAAAAAGAAACGTTCGACTTTATCGAAAACACAATATCACCAAAACACCAAAAAATAAAAATTAGTGAATTGATATCGAAAAAAATCAAGAGTTCCGACTTGCAAGAAATGGTTCCAAACAATATCGTGTCGTTGATTGTTGACCATCCGATAAAACCCGACACCCAAGCGATGCTACTTTCGAAAATTCAAAATCTATCGCCAAAATTCTTGAAACCAGACTTTGATTTGCCAGATATTGACATTTCTTCTGACGGTAACGATGGATCAGAAGCGGTGGACATCTCGGTAATCATCGATGAATACATTGACGGGTTGGATACCGAAAATAAAGAGCCGATTAAAAAATATATCGGAGAACTCTATCAAAAATACGCCGTTTAAAAATTTGACAATGCGCAAGATATAAGATAAGATTGGTATTGTGAATATTAAAAATGTTTTAAAAAGCTTTTTGACCTATTATGATGTGTCAAGGCAATCTGGTCATACGACAGTAATGTTTGAAGGCATAAAAAACCTTCCAGAAACACAAACAGCTATCGTAGTTGCGCAAAATTTTAATCATGCAAAAATGTTAGAACAAGAACATCAACACCCTAACGTTTATTATGTAACACCATATTCGGCAGACGCACGATTACGTGGAAGAAAAGGTCCAATGCTTTTTGATAATTTTGCTTTGATTAATATTTTTGAGGAAGCATACCACTCTATAGAAAAATTGGAACGCGATGTTATGATGGCAAACAATAAACTCGCAGCAATTAAAAGTATATTATAAAATATGGAAGATTTAAAAAACACTGATGTTGGAATTGGAATATTGGACATTTACAGCGATGCGTCACTGAAACGATGCATTGAATCTGTAATTCGTTCAGACGCAGCCCAATCACCATCATACATCATATCAAACAAGAAAATAAAAACGTCTGATGTTGAGTTCAACAAGCATATTACACACCAAGTTAGTATGGCGGCACTACGAAATCATTGTGTGGCGCATTTTAGAAGCATGGGTGTCAAATATATATTCTTGCTCAACTCAAACGTAACGATTACCGATCCAGATTTTGTTAAAAATACAATAAAAACCGCCGAAACGTTCGGAACTTGGTTTTTAACAGGAAACAACGAAACACCAACCATATTAGATGACGATAGCGGTCAAAGTTTGGAGATTAACAACAAATTAAACACGGATTTTGTGTTTATTCGGTCTGGTGTCGCGGGAACTTTGGGATATTTCGACGAAAGATACGTCAACACCAAAGATTTGGACGTATTGGACTACATCAACACGGCCAGAAAGAACGGGATGTATCCAAAACATCCATTTCACACAACGGTTGGTCGTGTGGCAACATACGAAAAAGAAAAGATTGAAAGAATCGATCACAGCGACACGTTAGATGTTGAAAACAGAAGCGTTGGATTTTCTTATGGATATTTCAAGCACAGATGGAATTACATTCCCGACATGGAAGAAACCGAAACAATATCCAAAGAAGATTTGATGGTTTTCATGGGAGATTTACAAAAAAATTATGGAAAATCCTGATATTGTATACACAATCGATCTGATTCAACCAGATGTGCCAACGGCAAATGGTCGAATTTATAGCAAAGATGTTATCAACGAGATAGTCAACAAAACCAATCTTAATATACTAAAGAAAAAACCAGTTCTTTTATATTCGACGCTTGGAAACGATTTAACAAATGCTGTTGGAGTTGTTGAAAATTCTAGACTTGTTAACGATAGAATAGTCATCGATATAAAATTGTTAGATACAACAACCGCTTTGGTGGTAAAAGAACTTCTAAGCGACCCAAAAACATTTTGTATAACTCCCACATCCGTAGGAACGGTTGATGAAAATAACCGTGTAACCTCTCTTGATGATGTGCAATATTATAACATAGCACCTAGAATATAAAAATTATGAAAAAAGAAATAAAAACATACACAGATATGGTCGAAGATTGTAAAAACGTCCTTTCTGAAAGTGACGCGATTTTGCAAAACGCGATGAAAAACGTTAAAGATGCTAACGGCGCATCTGACGATGATAAAGAATTTTTCGGAGAATTGGAAAAAATTCTGAAACGGATGAAAAATTTTAGTAAAGAACTTAATACAAAATAAAATTTATGGAGGGCTTGCAGAAAGATTATGGAAAAAAATATGAATAAAACAACAGAAAAATGGAAACCGTTATTAATAACCAAAAGACCAACAGACGGTTCTTTTGTGCTGGAAGAATATCACCAAGAATGTGCTGAACACTTGGAATATATAGAAAGAAAATTCTCCAAAACAGACGAAAACAAATTTAGAGAATATATGGCCTTCTGCATACAATGTTATCGAGACGGTGGAAAATTTGGTGGAGTAATTGAACAAATTTTATAATAAAACAAAACATGAAGAATATAGAAGAAAAATATAAAGATATGCTGGAAGATGGTAAAAATCTCCTTGCTGAAAGTGGTGAGATTTTGCAGAACTCGATAGAAAAAACGAAACTACCAACAAAAGCTAACAGAGTAAAACAACAAAAAAAGGTTGATGTTGAAAGAAATAAAATCATCGACACCCTTTTGAGCGCAAAAGAGAGAAACCAACACAAATACGTCGAAAAAGTATTGGAAGACTTTCGAAAGAAGGAAATTCCTGTTATCTTTTTTGCCCAACTTCCGTTCGTCAACAAAACTACCGGAGAAAAGGAAGCAAATTTGATTCAATATAACAATATTGGCGCACTTTACGGTCATCATCCAGCAACTTTAGAAAATGAATTGGAGAATTTGAAAAATCAAAGAAATACACACATTTTCAACCGATCTTTGTTCTACCAATTTGTTTATACCTTTTCAGGGATAAACAGTTATTTGTTCAACATGAAAAAGGGTGAAATTTTTGAAAGCGCAACAGTCGATGAACTTCTTTCGAGGTTTGTTTATAGCCTTAAAAACATATTCAATGGAATGTTTTATAGATACAAAGATTCGGTTCTAGAAGAAATCGATGAAAAGATTAAAAAGTTAGAAGATGAAAAAAAATAAAATAGGAATCGGATTAATCACATGCGATAGGCCCGAATTCTACAAAGAATCGATGGCAAGTGTGGCGAAAGCCGTTGAGCATTTGGGGATTGAACACATTCTTATTAACGATGGTGAAGAATTACCATACTATCCTCGCAATTACATCCAAAC